GAAACGTTGCCAGATGAGGCGCAAGCAGCGTACAACAACATAGAAGTTTTCGCTAAACGCTATTTTGGGATTGTTCTTCAGCCTTGGCAAATAGAAGCGACAGAACGAATTATGTCGTTGATGGAAACAGAGTACGAAGAATATGTAGTAATAAATGCTCCTCCGGGGACAGGAAAGTCCACATTTTTCGCTAAAGTACTTCCTGCATGGGCAACTGTGCGTAATCGTGCTATTCGTGGCATGATCGGGTCTTCAACGCAGCGTTTGGCTGAATGGTATTGCCGCAGGTTGCGCGCCGAGTTAGATCGAGCGCATCCAGTTAAAGCCGAATTAAACGACGTTCGTTTAAAGTTGGCGGTTGACGCCGAAGCCACGCTGCAAGAAGACTTCGGATTATTTAAACCAGATTCTTCAGAAATATGGCGCGCTGAAGCTTTTACTGTGCTACAAAAGGATGACACCCCGTTATCTCAAAAAGAACCCACATGGTCAGCTTTCGGGATGGATTCTGGTTTCCTTGGAGGCCGGTTCGATCTTGTAATCTGGGACGACGTATACGATCCACGGAAGATGCGTTCAGCAGAAGCTCGTGAAGATATGCGCCGCTGGTGGGACGAGGTGGCAGAAACCCGACTAGAACCCGGTGGTTTGCTCGTTCTACAGGGACAACGCATGTCAGCAGACGACATTTACAGGTATGCGTTAGACAAAGTGGCTCCTCCTGACGATATGGACCTAGAAGAAGAAGAATTTGAAACAGAAGACGCACCAGAAGAATGGCGTAAATACCATCATCTTAAATATCAAGCGCACCATGAAGAGCTTTGTCAAGGCGATCACAAACCTGACGCCGCACCTTGGCCCGAAGGGTGCTTACTTTACCCTCGCCGCCTCCCGTGGCGACGACTTAGACACGTTAAAGCGCAAACTCCAGACCGATTTGAAGTCCTGTATCAACAATCAGACGTAAACCCTTCCAACGTTTTAGTAGATCCGTTGTGGGTTAGCGGCGGACAAAGCACAGATGGAGTATTCCATCCGGGGTGTTGGGACGAAGATAGAGACTTGTGGGAGTTACCTTCCAACATATCGTCAGATTTACACGTTATGGCAAGTGCAGACCCTTCCCCTTCACAATTTTGGGCTTTGCAATGCTGGGCATACGCCCCTGAAACTGAGTTCAGATATCTGCTAGAGTCCTATCGACGTAAAATGGATGCCCCATCTTTCCTAGATTGGAGCCATGAACGCCAATCATTTTCTGGAATAGCAGAAGACTGGTGGCAAATTAGCAATAATTTAGGACATCCAATTACACACTGGATTATTGAAGCTAATGCCGCCCAAAAATTTATTCTCCAATACGATCACTTCCGACGCTGGGCAGCGTTACGCAACGTCCAACTGGTCCCGCATTATACGCACTCTAAAAATAAAGGCGACCCCAAGTACGGAGTGCAAATGCTTGCTCCGTTATGGCGTGTCGGCAGAGTGCGTTTGCCCGGTAAACAAAACACTGAAGCAAGACCTCATTCAATGCTTTTGGTCAACGAAGTAACCCGTTGGAACGCTGAAGGCACTGGTGCCCGCACAGATGACTGTGTTATGGCACAATGGTTCTTAGAACATAATTTAGAAAAACTTTATTTACCTACTATGATTAACACTCGTCAGTGGCGTCCATCGTGGATGTCTAATGACGACGAACCAGCTTTGAGGTAACTGTGAAAACAGTTGACGAAATCGTTTCAATATATGCTTCTCGTTCACAACTAGCCGATGGCGCTAAAGAACGAATGAGGGTACTCCGAGATTATTATAACGGAGATGTAATTGTTCCGCTACCTGAACTTGACTCTGACGAACAATCAGCAGTAGCTAATCTTTTAGCGCAAGGTTTAGACCAGACAGCTATGCGTATAGCTTCTACGAGCCCTGACATATTTTGTCCTCCTGTAGACACAAAAACTAAACGAGCAAGAGATAACTCTCGTATCCGCCGCCAAGCACTTTTTGGATGGTGGGAAAATTCGCGCATGGATTTACAACTTGCTAAACGAGCAAGACACTTAATTGGGTATTCCACTACCTGCACTCAAATTAGATACAACCCTATAAAAGGATGCCCTGAATGGCATTTACGTGATCCGCTAACTACCTATCCAGCAACAATGCTTGGTGTAGACGACATGCGGCCAAGAGATGTTGTATTTGGGTACGAACGCAGTCTTGGGTGGATAAAACAAATGTACCCAGAAGCAGGACGAATTTTCCAAGGAGATTCAGTTAGCGACGATCACAGTATCGAACTTATTGAATATCTCGACGAAGAAGAACAAGTTTTAATTGGACGTAGAGGACCAATTAAAAGCGGATCATTTATACCTTCGTCCAACGAACAAGAAAACATTCAAATTGAACTAGAAAGAATTCCTAACTTTTTAGGAGAAACCCCTCTAGTTTGCGCTAGCAGAATTGCATTAGACACAGCACAAGGCCAATTTGACGGAATCCTTGGCATGTACCAAATGCAAGCACGCTTAATGGCGCTTGAAGTTATAGCAGTACAAAAAGGCGTATTCCCAGACACATGGCTAGTAGGCCGAGCAGGGGAAACACCACAAATAGTAAACCCAGCAGACGGCTTAACTGGCGAAGTCGGTGTAGTACGTGGCGGCGATTTACGAGATATGCAGATGCAACCGGGTTATATGACTAACCCAGCAATCGACAGACTAGAAAGAGCGCAACGACTAACCGCTGGCATCCCCCAAGAATTTGGTGGAGAGTCAACATCCAACATCAGAACTGGCCGCCGTGGCGACGCAGTCCTATCCGCAGTCGTTGATTTCCCTGTGCAAGAAGCACAAAAAATAATGGCTCGTTGTTTGCAAGAAGAAAACAAACTAGCTGTCAGCATGGCAAAAGCTTATGGTGGCAGACGGCCTACTTCGTTTTATGTGTCAACTAAAACCGCTAAAGGACGAGTTGACTATGTACCAAACGAAAACTTTGACAGCACCGACAACGTTGTTAGCTACTCACAAGCTGGAGCCGATATCAATAATCTCATTGTTGGTGGAGGCCAACGAGTCGGAATGGGAACAATGTCTAAACAATCGTTTATGTCTATTGATCCCTTGGTTGATGACCCAGAATTTGAACACGATGCAGTAATAGCTGAACAACTTGAAACAGCGTTACTTTCATCGTTGCAACAACAAGCAGCAGAAGGAATTATTCCTCCGGCTGATCTTGCACGAATTATGGACTTAGTGAGAAGCGACAAGTTTGAACTCGCTGAAGCAGTAGAAAAAGTTCAACGTGAAGCACAAGAACGACAAGCGCAAGAAGTCCCAATGAATGCTCCAGAAGCGCAACCGGGATTAGCTTTACCGGGAATGGGGGCAGAAGCAATGCCTATGGAAGCACAAATGGGTGACCCTGCTGAAGCAGCTTCGCTAGAAGAACTTATTGGTGCGCTGTAATGGTTAGAGCACGCAAACAACCTATGCGAGCAGCAACTAACCAAGAATATGGGGCAGCTAAAGAACAAATGGATGCACAACGAGAGACACCGTTGCCGCAAGATGTTCAGATGATGCCACGACCCGGAGCTATAAATCCGGCTGACACACCAGATCCTTTCGGTCCTTCAGAAAGACCAGATGAACGTATATATACGCCGCCTATGCCTACAGGGGCAACAGCCCCAGCTACAGGTCATACTGCTCAAAGAGCACAAAAATTAGGTGTTGTAATTCCAAGTCTTTTAGCGACTATGGGTTCATCTGACTTTACGACTCCGGCTACACGCAAAGTTTTGCGTCAATACGAAGCGTCCCTTCCACCATCAACGGATGAATAATGAGCATTCAAGAGCGTTTTGGCAATATCGCTAATGCCGCATGGCAAGGCACAGATTCTGCTTTTGAATTTTTAACAGACATCCTTCAAGAATTTACAGGTTCGCAAGACGAATACGATGGGATGGTAGGCACAATATGGGGGTCTTGGAATGACAACGTTATTGGTGAAGGTGGCGTATTACAAAGCGCTATAGGGCCAGAAGGTGTTGGCGGAGAAATAATTGATGCGTTGCCTAATCCTGTTAAAGATGTAGGTCGCCCTATATTTAACGCCACATTTGACACTATTGACGTTGCTTACGAAATGGTCTTTGACCGTCCTTTAGCTGTGTTATTTACATTGGCAAATGCTGGTGTTATGGATGGCACAATAACTAACTACATTGATCCTCGTGTGTGGCAACAAGCAGCAGAAATTGCAAGCTTGGGCGATGTATTTGATTCAGATACATGGACTGGGGATTCTGGGGGATCGCGAAGTGCTGGACAAGCGTTTGCTTTAATGATTAATCGAGCGAACATACTTGATCCTACAGAAGTAGAACGTATTGAAGGAACCCCGCTTTACAACATTAGTTCTGGCATTGTTGACGCTGCATTGCAATGGTATTTAGATCCAGCCAATCTTGCAGGTAAAGCAATAAAAGCAAAACGTTCTACAAAAAATCAAGAACTACGAGATCAAGTAGTCGAAGGAAATTACGAAGCTGTCTTAAACACAAACGGGTACAGAAACTTTAAAGGCGCTTTAAAAAACATTGTTGACGAATCAGAAGTTCCTTTTTCAGACAAGTTTAATAAAGGCGAAGGATTTGTTTTTGACGACGAAGTAAAAATTGGAGAACTAGCAACAAAAATTTTAGGTGCTGCAAAACGAGGACAATTTGGTCGCCCATTTCGCAACATGACATGGGATGAAGCCCAAACGTATGCTTCTCTTTCAGGCGGACTTGACGTTGGACGCATGGACCAAGCGTTTGACTACATGATCCGCATACAACTAGGCGATGTCCAAGCTATTGCTGACATGGAAAAAGCAGCAAAAACATGGGTATCTACTATGTTGAACTCGAATATTTACGATGAGCTTATGGCAGTTCAAGATGAACTTGCTTGGCTCAACGAAATGGAAACAAAAAATCTAATAGACGAACCGTTAGCAGAAGCCGCAACATTAGAGCTACCACCGCAATTTGAACGGTTAGCTAAAAAACTAGATTTATCTCCAGAAGAAATTTTTGAACGTCGTCAAGAAATAATAGAACAATTTAAAATTACTCAAAGAGATTTAGAAGCAACGTTGTTTAACGATAGTTACGGCAACATGCCGTTTGCTGCTGCTTTAATTCTGAAACAAGAACGGTTTAGAACTTTAGCGCATAACGTCTCAAACAAAATTAATGGCGTTGAAGCTCACAAAGGTCTTGAATGGTTTGACGATGGTGTAAACAATAACCCTGATCTTGTTTCTGCTGCTGCTGATGAAATACTTTTAAAACACAACATTAATTTGCTTGAACCGTTACCCATGATTGGCGATGTAGCTAAAAACGGTATTGCAGTTAAAACGTTTATTATGGATTCTCCTATAGGCAAAGGAGTAGCGGCTAACCCAGCGGTAAGACTAGTTACCGAAAAAGTCCCTCACCAGTTAATGAACTGGGATGACCCAGCACAACAATTTACAACGTTTGAACGAATGCTTCGAGATGCAGGCAATGTTGTGTTTGAAGGCAAAACGCTTTTAGACGAAGCAGGCTTAAACTCAGATCGAGTTTTAGGCGAGTTTATGCAAATCAAGTCTCAAAAAGCTCGACGCCAATTTTTTGAAGCACAAGTCACAAAATTAAACGCTTCGTTGCCTACTCTTTTTAACAAAACTTTGGATCAACAAAGTCTTGACAACATGGCACGAACTTTACAACGTCAATATGGGCGTGCCCAAGAAGTTTTACAAACGCATGCTAAAGCAAGTAAAGCTTACGGAAACCTTGATTACAGCAGGTTAGATTACGCTACTGACGGCGAAATTATGGCTCGCTATATTCCTATGACTCCGGCACAACTTAGAGAGTCAAGTCTTGTTCCACGTTACGATCTTTACCAACAAGCGTTTGGTGACAACATGTCATCAGCAAGTCGTAAAATTCGTGGGACTATTGAACAAACATTAAACAATTTTACAGCCATTTGGAAAAAAGCAGTATTGCTTCGACCAGCATGGCCCATGCGTGTTTTAATCGACGAAGTTGCTCGTAACGCTGCAACTATCGGAGCACAAGCAACGCTTTCAGGGTTTGCCAGCGGCTTTAACGATTTGCGTGTTGCATGGTTCCGCAAAAGCGGCGTTGACATTGGCAGACCAATGATGGACGAAATAATTTTTACGTTAAATCAAGCTAAAATTGAAACTCGCAAAATGGCTAAAAAAGGCCAAGTGTTTGACGAAAACTCAATTCTTGGAGAACGCTGGAATGACTGGTCAGCAGAAAAACAATGGGATTTAAAGCAAGACGATTATGTTGAACTGCTTCAAAGCTATAACGAAGCGCAGCGTCTTGGGCTAGTCGATCCAATAACAGATTTAACTAAACGAGTTATTTCTAAAGAATACGGCAAACAAAGAATCACTCGACGCACAGCTATGACAACAGGTCTTGGTTTGTTCCTTGCTGGGCCTATCGGCGCAGCAGTCGGTGGTCTTTACAGTTTGTACGGACAAAACACAATGCGCCGAGTAGCTAGAAGCGAAGTTCTTACTAATCAACTGTTTGCTCTTCGTGAAGGAGCACGAGCGGATCTTGCAAAAATTAAAGAAGGTTACCGCCAACAAGTAGCGGCACTTGACCCTAACGATTTAGAAACAGCTAAAAAGCTAACTAAAGAAATGCAAGATTTAGACACCGCTGCCAAAATTCTTGAAAGAGGGGCTAAAGAAATAGAACAACACGATCAATGGCTTTTAGACAAGTTTAAAAAACAAGACTCTAAACTTTATGACAACTTTCAACGAGTTGGAGAATTAGCAAGTGAAGGTAACTACAACAATATTTATCTTGGTGGTTACTCAGTAGAAAACGCATTTGGCGATAACCCAACAGAAATAGCCATTTATAAAAACGCTATTTCGTCAGATAACTCTAACCGTCAAATGTGGGAAGGCGTATCAGTAGCAGCTAGACGAACTACTCGTCAAAAAGACCGCACGCAATACGATATTAAAAATCCGCAACAAACAGATTCATTTCCTGCTGCATACAATGACACTTTGAACCGTCAATGGATTCCTATTGGCGGCAAACAAACACCATTCCAAGAATTTATGAGCATGTTTTGGGATGGTTCGTCTGACGAAACAATCTTAAAGTTCCTGCAAAACGAAGGCCAAATTGTTAGAGAATCTTTCCCAGATTTCTTTAACCAAGACCCCATAGCTTTAATATCTGACTTGCGAGCAGAAACAAACACTTACATACCCGATCTTCCAGAATTTGAAAATGTAAGAAAAAACGCTGCAAACGGAACAGAAATTGAATGGAACCGAGACATCCAACCAATCATTGACCGAAGTTTTGACGGCGAAGTAGACAAAGTTAGAAAAGCTGCACAAACTGACGACTTTGGAAAAATTGTTGGAGACTCTTCGCTACAAGACGCTGCTAGACACCGCAACCTTCAAATGCGTGTAAACAACTGGGTCGAAGAAGCATTTGAAAACATCGGAACAATGACTACCGACTCTTTAACCAGAAGTCCTTTATTCCGTGCATTGTACGAAAAAGAAATAGCACGCCAATTAGCTCCATTAGAAAACCCAGACAACAGGCTATTTACGTTAAGCGGTAAAGACATAGAGGTAATAGAAAACCGAGCACGCAGCAAAGCTATTATTGCTAGCAAAGAACTTCTTTACGATTTAGCTGAACGTTCACGATTTGAAGAAGTAGCTTCAAACTTAATGCCTTTCGTAGGAGCGTGGCAAGAAGTAGCTACACGATGGACAGGAATAGCTATAGATAACCCGCACATGGTCGCAAGAGTTGTTCGGAACTGGCGTTTATTAGAAGCTGAAGACGAAGACGGCAACCCTCTTGCAATATTTAGGCTTCCTGATATTTTTGATACAAATATCCCGGGTGACGGCGGAAAGTTCTTTCCCTTTTCTGGCGGCAAATGGTTCGGCAAAGCCAGTGTTTTAACTGACACAGCAGTCAATTTTAACATTAAGTCGATTTCTATGATCGGGGGAACCCCGGGGGTAGGTCCTCTTGTTTCTTACCCAATTTCAGAAATTGTTATAGAAAACCCTTCTTTTGAATCAGCAGTTGGTTGGGTTTTGCCATACGGAGTAAACGAAGGCCAAAACGCTTTAACACGTTGGTTTGATTCTGCTTCTCCTGTTTGGATGAAAGCAATGGCAGGAGCAACAGGGCTATCAACACCTGAAAGAGCACAAACATTAGCTCGTGTAACCGCTGATTTAGCTTACGAATACGAATCTAACGGCGACATCATTTCTACAGAATCTGATTGGCAAGTATTTGAAGACGAAGTGTATAGAAGAACTACACAAATTCTTCAAATACGTGCATTCGGAGCGACATCTATGCCTATGTCATTCCGTATGCAGTCACCACACTGGAAAATGATTGATAAATATTATGAAATATCTAAAGAAAATGGGATAGAAGCAGCAGATACATGGCTTTTGCATAACCATTCTGACCTTTGGGCTATAACAGGTAGGCAGACAGCAGCTAGAGGCGTAGCTTCGGGAACATTACAAGGCGACAAAGCTTACGATAAGCACCAAGAATTCGCTGATACGTTTCCAGAGTTAAGAGATTTAATCATTGGCCGTGTTGGGCCGTTAGATGTTAAGTTTGAATACAGCAGGGCTGTCAAAATAGGTGAAATGCAAGACGGCAGACGTGCAGATTTAACTCCACGAGAAATATACGAAGGAGCTTCGACCACTAAAGGCTGGAAAACATGGCGAGGCGTCATGGATTTCGTAAATGAACAATTAGAAGCTTCAGCAGCAATGGGGGAATCAGGGGATTTGCAAGGTCACCCCAAACTTCTTGATTTAGTTAATTCAACAGCAGTTGTTATGGGTCGTTCTAACCCAACATGGTACGAAGAAAAACTTCAAACCGAAAGTCCGTTAGGCCAAGCAAGAGTTATACAAGGTTTACGAGAGTTTTTGTTAGATCCAACCTTTAACTACCACCCTTCATGGGCATTAATTGAACGTTGGGTAGATAACCACGACGATACGTCTTTAATTATGCAACAAAGGTATGAATCTACAGGTAACAGAGACTTTTTGCGGTTGAGTTACGAAGGCAATGCCGATATAGCAGCAGACTTTCACACTACGAACCTAGATCTAGCGTTACGCCCTGATTTAGCAGAAATACACACACGTTTTCTATCTTCGATAGACACAGTTAAACAAACCAACTTCGCTTGGAACTTTCCCACTACTAATAAGGCACTAGCAGCATGAGCGACGAACTTAAAGATAACTTAGGTCCAGCAGAGCAACGTCAAACTCGTACACAAAGAACGTTTGACAGTTTTGCCGAAGAGCTTTTGTTGCAAGGTCTTATTTCAGATAACGATTTGATTATGTATGCCCCGGATTATGAAGCAGGGCTACCAGAAAAAACTGGTGATCGTCCCGGGGAAAATATTGGTGCCCAAGATTACCTTGTTCCACTTTTTGGAAGTTTTCTTGCGCTTGGTTTAATGCAAGCAGGGCCAACTGTTTTAGCAAAAATTGGTGGTGTGCCTGCTATGCAAACAGTTGCAAGAACAATGGGGCTCGGGTCACGAATAAAATTGCCAGCAATACCTTTACCCGGAAAAGGTATTCCATCTTCTTTGCTTAATCCTTTTGTTACAGTTCCTGCTACAAAAGCTGGGACATGGTTTGGTAGAGCAGTTAAAACTGGTGTTATGGGAGGCGCTGCGGCTGCTGCTAATCAGGTATGGAGTGGTTTGTTTGGCAAAACAGACAAAAGTGAAGAAGAACTTAAAGTAGAAGCCGAACAACAACTGCAAGAAGATTTAGCTGGAGCTACAACTATTGGTCCAACTGCTGAAATCCCGGGAATGGGAGAAGGCGACGGAGGATTTGGGTTAGCTGACTATTCTCTTTTAGCTGAACAAGCAGGGTTAAACCAAGGAAATTTCAGAACTGAAATGCCAACGTTTTATGGTGGGATTACTTTAACTGATAGAGGAATGTTTGCTTCTTCCGAAGCTTCGGATGTAGCTGGTGCAGCTATTCTTGAAGGTTTAGGCGATAAAGCAGAGTTAGAACAATACCTTGTTCCGCCTTTAGCAAGTTCAGCAGGCCGAACTCTTGGCGCTATGACTGTTCGTTGGTATGACATTTATGCTCCTATTTCAGAACAAACAGTGCAAGCAGGGTTAGGTTCTGTCGAACAACAAGGTGCTGTAGGTCCACAAGGTGAGTTTTACTCTGAAAGCAGAATCGGTGATGACCAAATTATCGGGCGTTCTATGTTGGCACCCGGTGAAGAAATGCCTAATGCTCCTTTAGGTCGGCGTTACGAAGAACGTGAAGCTGATATGGCTTATGGCATTGATGATGCTTTAGCGTATTACGATTCGTTAGAAGAAGAAGATAAACGTGAGTTTGCTACAGGGCTTGTTGCTTTGGGGTACATGGGAACTGGTGCCGGAACTCAGTTAGGGTCAATCGATTGGCTAGTAAATCCTGATTCGGCTTTGCAACGTGACGCTGTAGAAACTGCTTTAATAAATGTTGCTGCTGTCCAGAATCAAAAAATGGAAGCTGTTTATGGGGCCGGGAAAGATGCTGCAAGTCTTTCTGACATGGATCCATTAAGAAACAGGTATCTTCCGATGCTTGATATGGAAGGCGGCTTGTTTGACAATCCTGAAGCAAATGTTGATTTTGAAGAATTTGTCCGAGAAGCACAACAAAAAGCTGGGTACCTTAAAACCGTAGATAGTCGTTATGTAGCTAAAGCTACTAACGATTGGGCGTTTCGTGTTTATGGACGTTCAGCTACAGCAGAAGAACAATCTGCTGCATTAAACGCTGCAAGTGCGTTAGCAGAAAGTTTGCCTGTAGGTCCTAACGCCAACAACCGTTTAAGCGACGCTTCGTTAGCTGTTGGCGCTTTAGGCGAGTTAGATATAAACGAACCTGAAGCTAGAGCAAGTTCTGCAAGTTTAATAAACAGTATTGTCGGCAATTTTATCCAACGTAATTCCAGAGGACTTGTGACATGAATAGGATGTCTTACCTAAAACGTGTTGATTGGGCAATTAGTTTTCTTGACGCTTTAAGAGCAGAAGCAGGAAGCACAAACCCTAACGATTACCCTGCGAGTCCCGGCAATATTTCATTTATTTTGCATTGGATGGGGCGAGAAAACACGGCAGCAAAAAACAATCCTCTTGCTACTAGCTGGGATATGGGGAATTCAGAAAGTTACAACGATCACAACGTTCGTAATTATCGGAATCGTGAAGAAGGTATAACCGCTACAGTTAGAACTCTTGTAAAAACAAACCCTGCAATAGCTCGTTATGACAACATTCGAGTTTTGTTACGGCAAGGCACAACACCAGACGAAGTAGCTAACAACGCAGGTGCTAGACAAGAGTTAGCAACTTATGGGACATGGGAAAAATCTCCCGGTAGTTGGGGCCCAGCAAAAACTAAACAAATTAATTCAGCTATTGAAACAACTTTGGGGCAAGCAGTCCCAGCCCCTCGTATGCCCGGGGAAATGCCTGACCGGGAAGTTGAATTAGGGCCAGATGATATGCAGTTGCTATCAAATCAGTCACCTGTAGATAACACTGCTTATTCGCCTAATGACCCAAGAGGCAATCCTGAGCAAAATCCAAGAAATATATGGGAAGACATAGAACCACCAGCACCACCTTCTGGGCCACCTCCCAATCCTCCTACAGATCCGGGTACATGGGAAATTATAGAAACACCTTCTCCTAATACTTCTGTAGATGGGCCTTTGTTAGATGGAAATTATGCCAACGCTTTTTATGGGTTTTTAAAAGATGACCCACGAGCAAACATAATTATTGGCGGTATTGCTTATAATTTTGTTGACTACTTAGACGATCAAGTTCTTCGCTGGAAAGCCGAAGAAGCGATAACTGACCAAGAGTTAAACAGTCGTATCCAAACATTTACAAACCAATATTTACCTACTACTGACTGGTGGAAAAACACTGCTCCGCAAATGCGTGACGCTAGTCAAACTTGGTATCAACAAGGTTTAGGAGAAAACTGGAATACGCTTACTCCAGCCCGTCGAGCGTTGATAGAAGACAAACGCCGTGAAATAGAAGGATACGTCCGGAATGCCGGAGCAACGTATTCGTCTGCACAGTTAGACGATGTAGCAATAACCGCTTACATGTTTGATTTTGATGAAGGAGAAATAAGGCGTTATTTGAGCGGGCAAACAGTTTACGGTCAAACATACGCTGATGTCCTGACAGGCGGAGAAGCAGCCGCTGGCAGCGAAATACGTGAAATTTTGCAAGATATCCGTTCTTTAGGAAACGAATATTTAATTAAGTTGCCGCAAACAGGAGAAAAAGAACTAGCCCGTAGAATATTTACAGGCGATTTACCTAAAGAAAACCTGCGAACAATCATGCAAGAAAAAGCTCGCATGTTGTACGGCGACAAAATGTCTGACTATTTTGATGCAGGCGGTACTACTGAAGAGTTTCTCGGCACTTACGAACCAGTTGTATCTAAGCTTTTAGGCCGTAGAGCGCAATGGAACGGAACAGATTACTCTTTAGGCCAAGCAATATTGAGCGGAGATCGAAGCGCTTTGCGTCCGTGGGCTGAACAACAAACTCAATTAGCTGGAACTGATACTCCTAACCCTGCTTTGCAACGACCTTTTACTGTGCGCGAAGCAGAATTAGCGGTTCGGATGTCTCCTGAGTTTGATTCGTCTGGTTTTGCTCTAGCTGAAATGTCGAATATCCTGAACACTGTAGGTGCCGGGATGGGAGCAATCTAATGGCGCAAGAAATGCTTCGTCGAGGTAGCAACAACGATACTGTCACACAACTGCAACAAATACTTTTTCCGCAATCCCCTGAAGAATGGGATGGTTCTTTTGGAGCTAGAACAGAATCTGCGGTTAAAGGTTTCCAACAAGCACATGGGTTATCCCCTGACGGAATAGTTGGGCCTTTAACGGCAGCGGTAATTAACGCTATTGGTCCACAGATCCTTGATCCTGAAGGGTTTGGGGTACAAAATCCTGCTGTTGACGCATGGGCAATGGCTGATGCTGGTTCATTAGGTGTCGATTACCCTGAACCAGAACCTTTTTTTGCTTTACCAGAAACGCCAACAAGTAGCGCTCCTAGTGCAAGTGTTGATGTTGACGAAGATGATTCGGTTACTGTTCCAACACCAAATGTAGACGTTATCGATGATACCGATGGAGCCACATCTCTTACACCTGCAAGTAATACAAACGAAGTATTCGAACAAGAAATTAACAAAATATTTGTAGATGATTTACCGCTGGGAACAGGTGATATCAATGCTGAATTTGCTTACGATCCCCAAGACTATGATCCTTTAAGCCCTACTAGCGATGACTTTGTAGTCAATGCAGACACATTAACTGCTTCAGGAATGATGTCTGAGTACCTTGATTTCTTTGGTTTAGGACCTAACAGCGACACTGATTTATCTGCTTTTGTTACAAATATGGTTCAACAAGGCATGCCTGTGCCTGCTGTTTTGTCGCAATTACGCATGACTCCTGAATATGGTGTGCGTTTTCCTGCTCAACAAGCCAGACGTGAAGCAGGTTTAGCTCCTTTATCTGAAACTGAATACATTAATCTTGAAACTGGTTACAGACAACTAGCAAGCCAAGCTGGCATTGATCCGTTGTTTGTAGACAGTGCAGATATAACTCGTTTATTGACTAACGATGTTTCTTTAAACGAATGGCAGTCACGTATTGCGTTAGCGGAAGACGCTGCTTCGTCTGCTGACCCAGAAACTATTGCAACTATTAAAGAAATGTACCAGTTTGAAGACGGTGACATTACTGCTCTTTATCTCGAAAGCGATAAAATAAAAAACCTTGTAGATGCTCGTCGTAAATTAACTGGAGCAGGATTAGCAACTCGTGCAGACACGATTCTTGGTACTACTACTGCCCGAAACGTTAAAGCTGATTTAGGTAGTTTATTGCAAAGAGCTAACGTTCAAGAACGTGAACTAGCTAGCACCCTTACTCCGTTGGCAGGTCTTTCTACTCGTTTGTTAAACGAAGACGCTATGAGCGGAGGCACTCTTACGAGAGGCGCATTTAACTTAGATCCTGCTAGCGCTGCTGCTGTTGAACGGCGTAGGCAAAGCAGATTGACGCCTTTAACGGGTTCTTCTGGGGCTATGGGAAGTCAAGGCGGCATAAGCAGTTTAGGGTCAGCAACTTAATACTTGCATTAATTAAAATATGCAACTATAAATAGTGGTGTTGTTCGGCCCTTTATTGGTGCGCCGTGCGACAACCCTCCATCCGAAGTACCACCGCTGAGGATGTGTAACGACAGGTGAGTGACATATGACAGATTCCGACTCCACACTAGGTGAAGAAGGTGCTGCCAGTTCAACTGAATCAAAGCCTAATTTTCGGCGTGAGTTAGAAGCACGGGCAAGAGAAGCAGAGCAACGCAATGTGGATCTTGAACAGCGACTAGCTAGCTACGAACGGCGTGATGTGTTTAGGTCAGCAGGTTTAGATCCTGATGACAAACGTATCAATTATTTCGTCAAGGCATACGAAGGTGAACTCGACGTAGAAGCTATACGACATGAAGCTACTGCGGCAGGGTTTTTGGACCAAATGGCTCCTACACCTGAAGCTGCTGCCATGATGGATAACGCTTTTGAAGGCGAGCAGCGCATAATGGCTGCTGGCGAAGGTGGCGATCCAGTGTCACAAACCGATCTTGATGCTCGGATTAAAGCAACGAAAAATCCTCAGGAACTTCGAGCTTTAATGGAGGGTGAAGGTTACTTGTGGGGCGCAACAGCCTGATTTAAATATGTGGAGTCCTCACCCATAAGGACTTAACAATGGCCTATACAGGCACCGGCGACGTATCTTCAGATACAACGGCGTTTCAACAGTTAGCGTACTTTGCGCTACGTTCACAACCACTTTTTGAAATGGTTGCGGATGTTCGATCAACTGCACAAAGCCATAATGGTGCGTCAGTTCAATTCAACATCTATGCAGATCTTTCACAAGCTACATCAGCTTTGACTGAAGCTTCTGACGTTACCGCTGTAGCGTTGTCAGATAGCACAGTCACAGTAACTCTTGCTGAGTACGGTAATGCTGTAATCACAACCGCAAAACTGCGTGGCACTTCATTCTTGAATGTAGATGCTGACGCTGCAAACATCATTGGCTACAACATGGCCGACTCACTCGACAAGATTGTGTCTGATGTTGCAAATGGCGGTTCTAATGTCAGCTATAGCGGTGGCGCTGCTAACCGTGGTGCTCTTACCACAGGTGACGAGTACACGGCTGCTGACGGTCGGAAAGCTGTAGCGGCACTTCGCTCTGCAAGCGCTCCCGGCTTCGAAAACGGCAACTATGTCGGCATTATCCACCCAGATGTGTCTTATGACCTTCGTGGTGATACTGCTGTTACTGACGTTATTCAGTACCAAATACAACAAGACGGTGCGCCTGTACGTGCAGGTTCAATCGGCACCTTCAACGGCATTACTTATATCGAAAACCCTCGTGCTGGCCTTATCGCTGACGGTGGTTCAGGTACATTTGATGCTTACCAGACCCTTATTGTGGGTAAGCAAGCCCTCGCAAAGGCATTTAGCCGTGCGCCCGGGTTTGGCGAAGAACCAAGCGTAGTTGTTGGTCCTGTGACTGACACCCTTCGCAGGTTCCACCCTGTTGGCTGGTACCACCTTGTTGGGTATGCACGTTTCCGCGAAGCTGCACTTCAGCGTGTGGAAAGCATTTCCAGCATCGGAGCTAACTCCTAGTAGTTAGTTCTTAGAGGTCGCAGAGGGGTCGGGTTTTCCCCCTTTCCCCGGCCCCTCTGTTTTCCTCTGCTATGATTTCAAACATGCCTAACGTTAAAGGAAAAAAGTATCCCTATACCGCTAAAGGTAAAAAGGCTGCTGCCGCCGCAAGAAAGAAAAAGAATGCAAAAACCAAACGGTGACGTAACGATTAGGCCAAAGCCGATTCAAGGAACAGGTTCTACTAATGGCTAGTGGTCTTTACGTTGAGACTTTTGAAGCTGCGTTTAAGAACGATCTCGCTCTTGACATGGACAATGACACTTTTAAGTGCATGTTGGTGACATCTTCTTACACCCCAAACTTTGAAACTCACACAAACAAATCAGATGTATCGAATGAGATTTCAGGTACTGGGTACACAGCCGGTGGTGAAACTCTTACCAGCGTTGCTATGACTAGCAGTTCTGATGGAACAGGCACAATTAAATGGGATGCAGATGACGTGTCGTGGACTAGTTCTACGTTGTCAAATGTACGAGCCGGAGTTATTTATGATGACACGGTTACAAACGATCGTTTGATTGCATACATAGATTTTGGGGGAGATTTCAGTACAACGTCAGGTACATTCCAGATTCAGTGGAATGCGTCTGGCATCTTTACCCTTGATTTGGTTCCGTAGGAGCAATAATGCCAACAGCTAATTACCCAACTTCTCTTGATACAACCTCAACGCAGGTAACTCCGGGTTCCACTACTGATTTAGACGCATCAGGTTTTGAACACGATCAGGTGCATGGTGCTGCTTCCACGGCTTTAATTGCTTTAGAAACAAAACTTGGTATTAGTGCTTCGCCTGCTGCTTCGGCGTCAACGAACGCTGTGCTTACGCATACTGGTACAGGTACGACAGCGTGGTCTACCACGTTGACAAGCCCAACTATTGCTGGTGCAACTCTTTCAGGTGCTGTTGTGGGCGCAGACCAAATTATGTCTGCGGTTACCCATCAAGATTATTCTGAAACGGTGTATGCCGGTGGTAACACTGGTGCAAGTCCTGCGATAGATGAAGCTAATGGCAACACTCAAACTTGGACGTTAGATAATAACGCTACGTTTGCTTTGCCAGCAGATTCTGGTTTGCAGGCTGGTACTGCGCTTACGTTGATTTTGACTCAGGATGGTACTGGGTCACGGACGGGTGCTTTTCAGGTGAATAGTGCTACGACGAATGTTAAGTGGGCTGGTGGTACTGCTCCCACGTTGACGACTACTGCGGATAGAGCGGATATTGTTTGTTTCGTCACGTTTGATGGTGGTGCGACTCCTACTTGGTATGGGTTTGTAGCTGGTCAAGACTTCCAGTAAGGATTACTAATGCCTTTCGGCTTATCTAAAGCTTCAGTCTTGGGTGCTGCCGGAAGCGGTGGTGGCACTCATTTAGCTGCTATAGAAAAAATTGCTACTGTAAGTATTAGCGGCAATCCAGCGTCCATAAGTTTTACCAGCATTCCTCAAACCTATGATGATTTGTGGATTACTTCTGGTACGGAGATTTACCGTTGGCCTGATGGGTCTGGGTTTTACATGACCTATATGCAAATGCACTTTAATAACGACCGAGCGGAATCTTATCGTTACGATATTTCGCGAGCATATGGCGATCCCAACCCGGCAGGTTCACCATTCGGTGACCGAAGCAATACAAGCGGCTATTTCAATGGTATCGGTTACGGTACTGACCACTACCAGAGCTATGACCACACTATTTGTCCCCAAGAAGTTCAAATATATGGGTATACAAGCAGTAGCAAAATCAAACCATTTCAGACTAGAAGCACAAGTATCGCAGAAGAAACTTCGTGGATTGGTGGTGCGCTGGCTTACGGGGCAAGATATGACCC